GACACTCCCCGCCGCGTGCTCTACACCGCATTCGTCCAGGCCCCGAACGATTACGCCAAGTTCAACGAGCGCGTTCACTACTCCGTGGCCGGCCAACGCAAGCGCGGGGCCATGTTCGTCGAGGCCGTACGACGGGCAAGGCTGAACCTCACGCTCTCCAAGCCGATCGCGCCACCAGGGCTCACGGTGCGCCGGTCCGGCACCGAGATCCTCATCAACTGGGAAGCTCCCGAGTGCCGCGTCACCACGTACGCGCTCAAAACCTCGACCGATTCCGGCGCGAATTGGACAACCCAGGCGCTCCCCGCGCCGCTCGTGACCTCGTTCACGCTCACAGCCGCCGCCGGCCTCCCCGTATGGGCCCGCGTCGCGTGCACCAACGAGCAAGGCACGTCTTACTACTCGATCCCGTACCACGGCTAAGCAAAGGAAAAGAATGCTCCTCCGACGACTCTCAACCACCGTCTCGCTCCCCTCGGGGTTCAAGCTCCTGCCCTCGCCGGCCGTTACGCCGGCCGCGCGCTACCTCGCCGCCGGCCTCCCGACAGGGGCGCTCACCGGATGGAGCAACCAGGAGGCAACCGCTACCCTCGCTCCTGCCGCCGGCGGGGCTCCTACCGTGGCTGACGTCGACGGGGTCCGTGCCGTGGTTACCAACGGCACCACCGACCGATTCAGCACCGCCAACGGGCCGGCCTGGCGTACAGCCGCGATAATCCTCAAACTTCCCACCACGACCACCGGTGAGGATCAACTCCTCGGCCCGAACCTCGCCTCGAACGGGATGCTCTACTACAACTCCGCAACGGGGCTCCTCGGTTGGCGCAACGGCACCGCCGCAACCATCACCGTCCCCGCCTCGCCAGGGTGGACTGTCGTCATGATCACCGTTGACGCGGCCGGCAACGGCACGCTCTCAGTCCGCAAAACACGCGCCGGCGCTGTGATCGGCACCGAGGCACCGCCGGCCGGCCTCCGCGTCGCCGGCAACTTCTCCTCAGGGAACCACCTCGCCGCCTCGATCGCCGAAATTGACCTCTGGACGACCGTGCTCACAGCCTCCCAATCCAACGACTTCGACGACTATGCCTCAGATGCATACCCGACCGTACTGTAAGGGGATCCGCCATGACTGGTATCCAAACCGACTGGGTCGCCGAGGTCGTCGGCAAAGCCCTGAACCCCGATGGGTTCGCGGAGAATCAATGCGTCGACGTCGTCGATCACTATGGAGAGTTTATCTTCGGCGTTCCGTGGTCCGTTTGTGTCGGCGGCGTCCGAGGCGCAAAGGATCTCTTCGACGTCGCTCCCGGTAGGTACTGGCAAAAGATCGCCTACTATCCCGGTTTCATCCCGAAATACGGCGATATCGGCGTCATGGGCGGATCCGATATCAACGAGTGGGGCCACACATTCTTTACCGAGTCGGCCGACGCGGGCGGGATCAACGTCATTCAGCAAGACGGCTTTGCTCCACCGCTCCGCAATGGCTACTCCATCAAGCCGGCTCACCGCTCACGACTTGCTTACTACAGCCGAGGGACAGGCTCGCTAATCGGCGTGCTCCGACCTCGGCCGGAAATGATGATCGGCGGCGTACTGCCGGCCGGCAACACCACACAGGAGGACGACATGTTTACCGACGAGGATCGCGCCACACTCAAGTTTCTGAAGGAGGCGATCAAGGACGGGGGCGAGTCCATGCTCTACGGTGCCTCGCTTATGAATTTGATCGACGACGTCCCGCGCCGTACAGCCAACGCCGTCGCCGGCTATCCGGTCAAGCGCGAGGGAAAGATCCTGCCATGGATCCAGGACACGGCGGACGGAACCTCGCTCGCGTGGAGCCTACAGCGGACCGTTCTGCCGGCCATGGCCGAGACGCTCAAGATCGACGCCGGCGTCCTCCGAGCAGCGTTCGAGGACGCGATCGCCGGCACGTCGGTAACCGTCTCGATCGGATCCACCGAGGGCCAGGCCAGCAATGGCTAGGACATTCGGACCGGTCACCGGCGCTTGCACCACCGGCGCGGCCGGCGCGATCCTCCTCGTGGGGATCCTTGACCGTCTCGGTTGGCAGATAACAGCGGCCGAGGCCGGCGCTCTCGGCGTCCTCCTAAGCGCGTTCGGGGGCTGGCTTATCAGGGGGAAAGGGGATCACGTTGCCCTCAAATGACGACATAACACTCGGCGAAATCTGGCGAGGTCAGGAGCTCCTCAGAGGAGACGTCAAAGAGCTAACGCAAACGATCGTAGCCAAGCCTGATTGGAACGACCTCAAGGACACTAGGGCAGCACTCGAGGCCAAGCTCTCGGCCGAGGAGGCGACGCGCAAGGCCGAGCGTGCAGTCGCGGACAAAGCAATAGCCGCGCTCGAGGACTGGAACAAATGGGCCGTTCGGATCGTCCTCGGCGCGGCTGGAACCGGCTTGGTTGGCTGGGGAGTAACCGCCGCTATCTCGGTTGCAACGGGATAGCTAGGCAGCAACAAGCACTTTAACCGGATAACCCCCGTCGATATCGATCGCCGGGGGTTCTCCGCTCTCCAACCAAGTAGCGGGAGCGTCGGTTATTCCTGCCCATACTGTCACTTGGGCCTCACATGGCCGGCCTCGGCCGTTGATCCAGTTGCTCACGGTATTACGCGACACGCCGAGGGCACGTGCCATAGCTCCAACGGAAACGCCGGACACTCTCAGGGACTTACGCAAGCGATCGGCTAGGTCGAACTCGAATCGGAATTGATATGCGTTCATGAGACAAAGCATTGCACTATCACAAGACTTGACACAATCACAAAGTCTTGCATTAGGCATGTTAGTTTGCACATCTTTGTGTAATGCACAATGATGAAGCCATGAAGACCAAGTCTGGGGAGACTCCAATGATCGTCGTGCCGTCACAGCTCATTGGAGCCGCTCAAGCAGCCGAAATTCTCGGTCTTGAGCGCTCGACACTCACACGTTGGATCCAGGCGAACCGGATCCAGCCTCTCACCCAACTAGACGGGCCTCGAGGAGCTTACATATTCGATCGCCTCGAGGTCGTCGCTCTTGCTCAAGGACAACCCGCATGAAGAACTCTGATGTTCCCCGGCTCGTGTCACCACGAGACGCTTGCAAACTCCTCGGCGTAACGCGCTCGACCTTGCTCCGCTGGGAGGAGCAAGGCAAGGTGACGCCGCGCCGGCTATTCGGTGGTCACCGCCGATACTGGCTCCACGAGATACGAAACGCGATCAACAAGAAAGAGGCGGCGTGAGCAGCAAAGAAGAGTACAAGATACGCCGGCGAGGCTCTCTCGTACTGGCAAACGAGACCGTCTACGACCGGAACCTCAGCTATACCGCGCTAGGCGTCCTCGCTGTGCTCCTCGCCCGTCCCGACGACGCTCCCAAGGGTTACCGAACCCTCATGCGTCCCGAGGCCGGCGTCGGCCAAGCCTCGATCCTCTCCGCGTTCCGTGAGCTCCGCGCCAACGGCTACCGTTACCAGTTCTACCGGACCGAGACGACTCCCAAGGGCAACCGCGTCTACACGTGCACGTATATCTACGAGCTCCCGGTAAGCCTTGAAATGGCTAAGCGGGACCACTTCGACGAGACCGGACAGCCGGCGCTCGAGCCCACGGATAGGCGTAAAAGTAAGGGTACCCTTGCAAGCGTTCCTGATGCACAGGAGCCTGATGCACAGGAGCCTGTTGCACAGGATCCCTCGTCACAAAACCTTGGCTCCGCTGTCGGTGAGTTTTCAGCCTCTCCAAAAACAGTCGAGGAAATAGATCAACGCGAGGCCAACGAAAACGACGAAACGCCGAAAAGCCAGCCACCACAAGGGCCGGCGAGACAGTCGAATGACGCGACTAAGAGCCCGTTTGGGATAACGGCTCAGCAAGCTGAGATCAATTCAAAAGGAGCAGCACTCGCGAGAGCCGCTCTCAAAGGCGAGAGGATCGCGGATTCAGCATGAGAACACTCAAGACCTACAGCATGGGAGTTCTGTGGAACATGGATGCTCGCCGGCTCACTGAGGACATGACCAAGAACCCTCGCCTAGAGGCTCCGCTAGACGGTGACGCTCTCGCCAGGGCAGCATGTCGCGAGCAAAAGCTCGCTGAGGCATGGAGGATCCTCGACGAGGCCAAGATCAACCGGCTCCGCCGTAATCATCACGAGATCGACCGGACGAGCCGATGAACACCATGACTATTCAAGAAGCCCAAGACCAATGGAAAGTAGCACTCGAGGTATCTGCCTCATGGAACTCCGTTGTCAATCGCCGCCGAGAAGCATGGAAAGCCGCTCAGCAAGGCCCAGCGGCCGACAAGGCACGACGTGAGCTAAAAAAGGCATTGGACCAGCTAGAAGCCGCCAAAGGGGCTGAGATCGCCGCTTGGTCGGTTTGGGTCGACGCTCGGGACGAGGCGGCATAGATGGGCCAGGACTCACTATTCGAGATCCCCGAGAGCGAGGCGAGAGAGAGCCGGATCGTCCGCGCCAAATGGGGAGGCCGCAAATCAACCAACGCTCGAGCAACGTGCCGGCTCATGCTGCCTCACGCGTGCCGCAAGTGCGGGGGAATGATCACGGCCGAGGATCCCGAGAGCACATGGCACGCCGGCCACCGCGAGGACAGGGTCGCCGGCGGCACCGAGGACGGCATCGAACCCGAACACGCACACTGCAACACCAGCGCCGGCGGCAAGATCGGCGCAGCAATGACCAACGCCCAACGCACACCCAAAGCAACACACATCACGAGAGAGAGAACCCCGCAATGGTGGTAGCAACCCAGTACACAGCACGACGAGGCGGCAAGCTTACGGCCACGGCTCAGGCCGTTTGCTCGGTAGCCAAGGTGGGCGACGACGTCACTATCTCCTCGGACGGCGATAACAAGTGGCGCGTGCTCTCGGTCCACTACCCAACGATCGCGCTCGAGCGCAACGGCAAGACACTCACTGTCGAGGCTCACCGTGTGCGCTGCCTCTGGTCGAACGGGGATGCAGCATGAGCAAGCCTGACGAGGAGCTCACGTTCGAGGACTGGCAAGCGACGGTCAACGAGAGGGATATGCGAGCCCAAGTAACTGTTGCACATCTCCTCTCCGGCTCTGATCGGTTGGCAAAAGAGTCTGCACAGAAATGGAGCGACCTTGACAACGAGGCGAAGCGGATCGCGGCGATCCTCTATCCCGAAAACGAATGAGTTTTTCGGACGGGGGTCGGAAGCCCACGACCTCCGTCCACTCCCTTTTTCTGCGTAGATCCCTAGAACTCAAGGAGCACACAACACAATGACCACCACAAAGACCTGCACATATTGCGCCGGCACTCGAGGCAATCACAAAGGTTTCTGCCTCACTCTCATCGACGGCGCTCTCGAGGAATGGGTCGACGTAGTGCCGGCTGCCGACGTTCCGAGGTTCGAGACGCTCATGGGCGTTCGTCTAGATCGCGAGATCCCGCCCGGTGATAAAGCCGCGCTCGAGTTCGACTATGAGGGCAAGACGTATTACGTCCTCGAGTCCGAGGTCGAGCGGATCTCGGCAATGACTCGAGGCAAGTCGTGACGGCCGTTCTTGACGAGCTCCGCGCCGGCTCTATGGAGCTCGAGGAGATGCGTGCCAAGCCTCGCAAGCTGTCAGAGATCCCCGAGGGTACGGACATTGAGGCCGCTCACGTCGGCGCACGGCTACAGCGGCTCCCGATCACGCCTCAAGGTGTGCTCGTTGCCGGCGTTATGGAGGCTCGCAAGGACGACGGCCGGCGCAGGTACAAGCAAGTCACGATCCAGATCCCGCGCCGCTCGACCAAAACGACGACTGTACAGAACGTGCTCCTCGGCCGGTGCGCCACGATCCCCGGCTATCAGGTGGTTTCCACCGCGCAGGACGGCACCAGGGCAAGCCAGTTCTTCCGCGACATGATGGATCTCATCGAGGCGCACGCCAACGAGATCATGGAGCTCCGGAACGAGGAGATCCAGGACGCATGGAACGGCGAGGGCAAAGAGCCGGCCGAGTTCACATACAAGGACGCGCTCAAAGAGCTCGGGATCCGGACGCTCTACTACTCCCAGCAACGCGAGTACATCCGGTGGATCAACGGCTCCAAGTGGCGCGTAGCCAAGCCGGAACCCTCGGGCCTCCGTGGTGGTGCTGCCAATGCCATTTGGTTCGACGAGGGAGGCGAGCTCGATCCCGAGGAGTCGCCGCAACTCCTCGCCGGCGCTCTGCCCATGATGGATACCAAGCAGGACGGGCAGATCATTGTCTCCGGTACGCCGGGAACGGCTCGCGTTGGCATGTTCTGGGACTCGCTCGAGGCCGCTCACAAGGCTCCTAACAAGCTCGGGATCGTCGATTACAGCGCCGGCGAGTTCTGTGATCCCAACGACGAACGTGTTTGGTGGGAGACTCACCCCGGCCTCGCTTGTGGATTGACCTCGATCGAGACGATCCGAGAGCGCCACGACCCCGAAACGGGCCTCTCGCTGCCGGAATTTATGCGGGAATACCTCTGCATTTGGCCTCCTGACTCCAAGGTCACCGCGCTTAATCTCAAGAATTGGGGCATCACCGAGACGGATCCACTCGCCGAGCCTCCCGAAGTGGCATGGGGGATCGGCTGGGATATCGCGATCGGGGGCCATGCTGCCGCCGTCGCCGTGGCTTGGTACGACGAGCACGACGAACCACACGTTCAAGTCATGGATCACCGCGCCGGCTCTCAGTGGGTCGCGCCGTACGTCGGCAAGGCGATCCAGAAATTCCCGCGCGTGCCGGTCGGCTTCGACTCGATCGGCGAGAACATCACGGTATCCAACGCGCTCGGCCGTATGCCTCGTGTCAAGACGACGAGGGTCAAGGGGCTGAACATGAAAGAGGTTGCGGCCGCGACGGCGTCCCTCGCCCAGGCTGTGGACACTATGCGGATCCATCACCCGGCACACTCGGGACTCGACACGGCCGTCAAGAACACGACGTGGAGAAACCCTGACGGTAACCGGCTTTTCATGCGCGGCAAGGGGATCGAGATCTCCTGTCTCCTCGCTTGTGTCGCTGCCCTCGCCGTCGCTGCCACGGCGAAACGCCAATCGGGATTGGAAATGCCTCGAGCCGCCGTCGGATAGGGCCATTGTGGGAACCCGACAGGCCGGCACCAGGCCGGCGCAGCTGTAAAACCGCGAGATCTAGCGGACTTGCTTTAGGTCCGTTTGTGTGGATCCAACAATCCATCGTTTTGCATTACTTAGTGCAAAGCACAACAAAGCATAAGAACCCGCGCTAAACCGTCCTCCGGTTGGCGCGGGTTCTTTCGTCGGATGCTTTCTCTCGTGGGAATCTTCAGCAAGGTCCTAGACCTCTTCAAGTACAGCGACACGGCCGGCTTTCCCGAGTCGTACACAACCGCGTCAGTGTTCAAGACAGGCGGCTATCTTTCCCCCGTCATTGCCAAGGATCTCGGCTTCACCGGCGCGGGACTGCCGGCAACTATCGCCGAGGCTCTCGGCGTACCTCCAATCCACCGGGCTATCGCGCTGTACTCGACGTGCATTGCTCAGGTAAAGATCCCCGACGCCGCTCCGAGCTGGGTCCGGACCGGCGTCGGGTCCATCACTCCCGAGGCTCGCCTCGTCTCGATCGTGCTCGATCTCATTTTCTACCGCGACTCGGTCGTCATGCTCGATCGCCAGGGCGACGAGATCGTTTCCGGCGTACGACTCCCGTATGACCTCTGGCACTTGGATCCGGTCGGCAACATCATGATTCCCGCTCTCTACGGCGGCGAGATCCCCGATCAATCCATGTTCATTTACCTGTCCTCGTACATGCCTCTCGGGCTCCTCGAGGCAGCATCCGAGACGATCGAGCATTACCACGACCTCAAGAACACGATCCGCTCACGCGGCAAGAACCCGATCCCGCTCGTGCAGCTTGCAGTAACGGCCGAGTTCGAGGGAACGAAAGCCGAGCTTACGCAAGCTCGAGACGATTGGTCGGACGCTCGGCAGGATCCTAACGGCGCGGTCGCGCTTACTCCGCCAGGAGTCGACCTCAAGACGCCGGGGGCCGAGTCAGCCAACGACGGCGGCGCAATGCTCATTCAGGCTCGCAACGCCGTACGCCTCGACGCTGCCAACTTCTGCAACCTGCCGGCCGCATTGCTCGAGGGCGCTAACGGCGCGTCGGGCACGTACGAGAACACGCTCCAAACGAAAGACGAGCTCGTGTCGCTCTCGTGCGCACAGTGGCTCACGCCGATCTCCTCCCGTCTTAGCCAACCGGACGCCGGCTCGGCCGCGCCGTGGGTATTCGATACCTCGGCGCTCTCGGCCGGCGACGCCAAGGGAAACACCGGAACCGCCGTCGCAACACCTACTCAAGGAGAAATCACAGCATGACCGTTGCCCTACTCGGTGAGCTCCTCACCGCATCCGAGGCGGACCGTACCGTCTCGTACAACCTCCTCACCTTTGGGGAACCCGGCCGCACCAATAAAGGCCGAGTCACCGTCGATAAGGGGATCCTCGAGATCCCGGCCGGCGAGCTCCCCATGAATGACGAGCACGCTCCCGAGGTCAACGTCGGATACCTCACCGCGTCCGAGTCCGATACCGGCATCACGACGACCGTCAAGTACTACGCCACTCCCGAGGGAGAGGCCGCGTTCAAGGACGCCACGACGGGCAAGCGCCGAGGGATCTCCATGGAGCTCCTCAAGCCGGTGATCCGCGCCGGCAAGGTGATCTCAGGCCGGCTCTGTGCTGCCGCGATCGTCGAGAAGCCGGCGTTTCCGTCCTCCATGCTCCTCGCCTCCGACGTCGGCGAGATCGCTGCCGAGATCGGCGACGCTCTCACCGCGATCGGCGAGGGAAACCTCGAGGACGCGACACGGATCCTCATTGCTGCCCAGGAGAAAGCCACTGCGGCCGACTCCGCCGAAACTCCCGCTCCTGACCAGAAAGAAGTAACCAACGTGCCCGAAAAGCTCAACGCCTCCGCAGCGCCGGCCTCGACCGAGCAGCTTCTCGCCTCTCTCGTCAAGCTCGGCGCTAACGCCGCTGCCGAGGCTGCCAAGCCCAAGCCCAAGCCCGAGGAGAAGCTCCTCGCCTCCGATATCACCCTCGCCAAGTTCGGACAGTTCATGCGCGGCGTTGCTGCCACGACTGACGACCGGCTCAAGGCGGCGGCGTTCGACGTCGTCACCCAGGCGGACATGTACGATCCGACGTCGGTGCCGGCATACCTCGGCGAGTTGTGGGCCGAGTCGCCGTACAAGGAGCGTTTCGCTCCCCTCGTCGCTACCGAGAACCTGACGGGCATGTACGTCGAGGGTTGGCGCTGGGTCGAGGGCAAGGTCGCCAAGGTCGACGACTGGGATCCTGCCTTTACCGGCGTCGCGCCGGCCGAAACCATGACCGATATTCCGACGTCCGAAATGGTCGCCGAAAAGGAATCATGGCCGGCCAAGCGTATCGCCGGTGGTCGCCGGATCGACCGCGCAAACGTCGACTTCCCCGTCCCCGGCGTCATGGAATCCTTGCTCCGCCAGGAAACCGAGTACATCAAGCGCCGGCGTGACGCTCGCGTCCGCGACGAGCTCATTGCCCAGGGGTTCGCGAACAAGGTTATCGGCACCGGCACCGACGTCGCGACGCCGTTCGCAAAGATCATCCTCGGTTGCATGCACGTCATGGAATACGAGATGCCGACTTACGCGATCGTCGGCAACGATCTTTACCGCCAGATGCTCACGACCGACATGCTCGAGAATCTCGCTCTCCTCGAGACGACTCTCGGCCTCGAGTCCGGATCCATGGCCGGCTTTGTGATCCAGCCGGCACCGATCACCTACACCGCGTTCGACGGCCGCGTGACGGTCGGCACCAAGCGCGCAACCGTCCTCCACGAGCCGGCCGGCGCTCCGATCCGCGTCGACGCTCAGGAGCTCATCAAGGGCGCGATCGATCAGGCCGTGTTCTCGTACTACCTCCTCCGCTCGGACGAGCGCGGCGGCGTCGTCGAGGTGACCTCCTAATGGTGCATCCTCTCAACGAGCTCAAGAACCTCAAGAAAGCGACGGCCGAGCTCAACCGGTTCAAGCGTGCTGCCGCTGCCATTCCGGCAACTCCCGAGGAGCTCGAGGATCTTCGCCAGGGGATCGCGATCCTCGAGGGCGAGATCCAGTCTCAGGGCTCCACGATCGAGGCGCAGGGCGTACTAATCGCCAAACTCGCCGACTTCGTGGATCTCCCCGAGGACTACGAGATCCACGTCGAGGAGCCGGCCGGCGACGCCGTCGAGGATCCTGCCCAGGATCCCGAGGGAATCGCTCTCGTCGAGGCTATCCACGAGCGGAAAGCCGAGTCCGAGTAATGGCGCTTATCGGTTGGCTCGATCCAGAGACGGACTTTGCTACTTGGGCCGACGCTCCCGAGCCGGCCGATATGGCGCTCGAGGTCGAGACGGCGTACATCAAGTGTCTCGCGTGGGCTCCGCAGCCGATCCCCGAGGTAGTGCCGGCGAATTACAAGTACGCACAAAAGCTCCTCACACAGCATTTGTGGGCTCGTAAGAAAGCCGGCGACGGCGACGGGTTCGGCGCGGACGGCTACATGATCCAGACCTATCCGCTCGTCCGTGAGGCGTACGACGCTCTCAGGCCCAAGCGCGGACCGTTGGCGGGGTTGCTGTGACGGACACTCCCGAGCAGCAACTCGCCGTACAGATCCAGGCCGATAACGCCGGCTGGACCGTCAAGGACTATCCGACGAAACCCTCGCAGGTCACCAAGGGAAAGACGGCCGTCTCGGTATTCCGTGCCTCGATCCTGCCGGCCACTAACCGGCTCATGCTCGACCACGAGCTCAAGGTGAACGTCTTTGTCGGACCGACCGAGGGGCCGGCCGCTGCCGCCGAGCTCCGCGACGCTCTCGACGGCGTCATGCTCTCGATCGAACGGTACGCCGGGGGCAGCTTCAAACGGGCCGACCTCAAGGTCTTCGAGGACAAGTTTCTCGGCTGGGATATCGACGTCACCGTCACCTCAGACAACATCTACCGCTCAACAGTGATTCAGGAAAGGTCAACCAATGGCACTTCAGCCCCATAACACCCTCGTTATCGAGGACGTCGCTCTCACGCTTGGAACCAAGGAATTTTCCACCGCGTGCGACTCCGTCACCCTCACCCCGACGACCGGCAAGCTCCGGTGGAAGCCGGTCAACGGCAAGAAAAAGACCGTTGTCGCGGATCCCGATTGGGCTCTCGGGCTCAACCTCGGCCAGGACTTCGACAATACCGGCTTGCTCCACGAGCTCATTACGCTCCACGGCACCAGCGTCCCGTTCATCCTCTCGCCGAACGGCGTCTCGGGAGTCGCCAAGGTCGAGGGCTTCGTCACCCTCGAGGCCGGCGCGATCGGTGGAGCGTCCGAGGCGATCGCTACCTCGGCCGTAACCCTCGACGTCGACGGACAGCCGACGTTCACATGGAACACGCCGGCCTAGCATGGGCTCCATCTTGCAGCCTAGCGCGGCATCGTCGGACACGTTCCGCGCTGCCGCGCTAGCGCTCAAGCTCCTGCCTCGCGAGGTCCGCAACGAGATCAACCGTATGACTCGGGCCGAGATGAATCCCGAGTGGCGCAAGATCATCGGCGAGAAAGCCACGACCAAGATGGATCGGCTCGTCCTCGCCAAAGGGGCCAGGGTAGCGCCGGGAAACCCAACCGTCTTGATCGCTGCCTCGAGCAAACGGCCACTCTCAGACGGGCTCGTACCTGACGATCGGGACATAGCGGCCGCGTTCGAGTTCGGAACACCGGACCGGAACAAGAAAGAGACCTACACGCGCAAGGGCGCAACCGTGACGCGTCGGACGGAAAGACAGCTCCCGTGGCGCACGAACGGCCGCGTCGTCTACGCCGCTTTCGCCGAGATCGGTCCCCGGCTCGCGTCTATGTGGGTCCAGACGATCGTACGCAAAATCATGGAAGCCCACGAAAAATAGCAAGTGCGAATTATAGGGTCTTGACGGGTGTGCTAGTCCAAATTTATTACACAAGTATTTTGTTCATGACGGAGGATCCCACAAAGTGGCAATGAAGATCGAGATCGTCTCCGACGTCTCCAAGGTCGTCGCGGATACCGCAAAGCTCGCGGACAACTACGACGACGTCTCCGACGCTCTCAAGGACCTCGCCCAGGACGGCGAGAAAGCCGGCCAGAAAATCGAGAAAGCGTTCAAGGACGGGATCGGCGACAAGCTCGAGAAGTCACTCAAGGACGCCGGCGACGACGCCAAGACGCTCGAGCGGAAAGCGGACTCGGCATTCGACTCGATCTCCGACGACGCACGGAAAGCCGGCCGCGACGTCGGCAAGTCCCAAAAGGACGGATTCAAAGAGGCCGGCGAGGGGCTCGGCGACTTCAAAGAGGAGGCGAACTCGACCGCCAAGGAATCGGCGGCAAGCTTCGACGGATCCGCAGAGTCGATCGTCGACTCATTCCAGGAGATCGCCGCCAACGCGTTCGCCGGCTTCGGTCCGGCCGGTGCCGCTGCCGGCCTCGCCGTCGCCGTGGGCATGGGTATCGCGATATCGGCCATGCAGGACACGGCCGAGAAAGCAACGGCAATGAAGCAGCGAGCCGTGGACATGATCGACTCGATCAAGGACGCCGGCGGGGATCTCGCAAAGATGGATCTCGCCGACAAAATCATCTCGTGGGGCCGCGAGGTAATCGACGATAATTGGATCACCTTTTGGGCCGACGAGTCCTCGACCAACTTCCAAGAGGTCGCCAAGCACGCGAAAACCATGGGGATCGACGTCTCCGACGCTATCCGCGCTGCCTCCGGATCCGCTGAGGACTCCCGTAAATTCCTCGACGCAACGGCCGAGACTTACCAAAAGCTCAACCGCGAGATCGAGCGTGGGACCTCTGCCAACGAGGACGGCATTCTCGTCCTCGACGACTCGGCATCCGCTGCCAAGCGCAAGCGTGACGCGCTCGACCAGTTACGCGGCAAGGCCGAGGAGAACATCAAGGTCACCGGCGACGCCGTCGATATCTACAACATCGAAACGGACGCTCTCAAGGGCACCGAGGAGGCCGCGAAACGGGCGGCGGACGCCGTTCGGGAGAAAGCCGACGCCTCGGCCAACGCCGCTAGCGCTGCCATGGATCTCACCACGGCCGAAAACGAGTACGCCGAAAAGCTCCCGCAACTCAACGAGGACATAGCCAAGAACGGCAAGAACCTCGATATCAACACCGCTGCCGGCCGCGCCAACCGGGAAAGCCTCGTCGACCTCGCGAACACTCAAACGAGCCTCAGGGACGCCGCGATCGGTGCCGGCGAGGGCGTCGAGCAAGTCACGGCACGAGTCCAGGTAAGCCGCGACGCGTTCATCAAGGCGGCCGAGGCGGCCGGCTACGGCACCGACGCGGCCGCTGCCCTCGCTGACTCCTATGGCTTGATCCCCGGCAACGTTGAAACCCTTGTCAAGGCCAACGGCACCGAGGAGGCGAAAGCCAAGATCGAGGGGATCCCCGAGGCCAAGGACACGACCGTCACCACGACCGAGGCCGGCGCTACCGACGCCGCTGCCAAGATCGACGGGATCCCGACCGAGAAAGCCGCGACTGTCACCACGACTGAAACCGGGGCCGACGCGACGACCGCCAAGATCCAGGCGATCGCCGGCAAGGACGTCAAGATCGACGTCCAGGACTTCAACACTGTGCAGCAAACACAGGAGCGGATCAACGGGCTCAAGGGCAAGGACGTCCCGATCACCGTCTCCATATCCAACCTCGGCACGATCCAAGCCCAGCTAGACGCACTCACCGCGCCTCGCTCGGTCTGGGTCACCGTCAACGAACGGGCAGGAACCTCGGCACCATGACCACACTCACCGCCACGCCGGCCGGCGCTGCCGTCTCTCTCACCCTCGTCCCGACCGCCTCGATCGCCTCGATCAGCCGCTCGGACGCCAACGGCACCACCACCGTCCGCGTCCCCGCCGGCACGTTCCCGCGCTCCACTCCGGTTACCTTGCTCGACTGGGAGGCCGAGATCGGCTCGACCGTCACTTACACCGTCACCGGTGCTGTAGCGTACGCGACGCTAACCTCAGACACTCCGTGGCTCGTCGCACCCTTGCGGCCGGCCATGTCCCAGGCCGTGGACATGATCGTCGATTACGGCGCGGCACGTGCAAGCCTCGGCACCGTCCACCAGGTCACCGACCGTCCCGATCCTCTCGTCGCACTCGGCCGGCTCACGACCAGGACGGGCACACTCGCCGCATGGGTGACTGATTACGCCGCCGGCCGGTCCCTCGAGAACATGATCGACCGCTCCGGAATCGTGTTCCTCAAGCAATCCCAGCACGCCGGCCAAGACATGTACTTCACCGTCACCGGCACCGACATCAAGCGCGACGGCGACGGCGACGCGTGGATCCTCACCATCGGATACCAGGAGATCAGCCGGCCAGCCTCACCGATCAACGAGGCCGTGTGGACTTTCGGGAACGTCTCGACGAGCTTCGCCTCGTTCGCGAACGTCACCAGCAATTACGCCGACTTCGAGGGGCTCTCCCTCAATGATCAGACAGGAGTGATCTAGTGGCCGTCGACACTGTCAACTACGATCCCTCCCTCGAGGAACGCCTCCGTCACCCAATCCAACACCTTTACAAAGCCTCGCTCCTGCCGGTCACCGGCGGATCCCACGCCCTCGCCGTCGACGGGGATCTCTCCGTGAGCTTCTCCCTTGGATGGAGCCCGTACGCCCAAGCATCCCTCACCATCAAAAAACCCCGCGACGCCGCCATATTGGCTGCCCTCGACGGCCGGCTCCGGTCCTACATCCGGCTTGAACTCGGCTACGCGTTCGACGGTGCCACCACCGATATCCACGAGGCCGTCAAGATCCGACTCGAGGACGTCACCGAAAAAAACGGGCTAATGCGGCTCACTCTCCAAGGCGAGGAAATGGAAGCCCAGGACGCCGACTGGAACGAGGGATGGAACGGGCTCGTGCCACGGACCGGGATCCGCGAATTCATCGAGTACGTCCTCGAGCAATCCGTAACCGGCTCGATCACGCTCACCGGCACCGGCACCGGCGTCCGGCCGGACCTCGTCGCCGAGGTCAACCCCTCGACCGGCTCGGACTTGTGGAGTATCGCCTCGGGAGTCGCTGACTCCGCCGGCCTCAAACTCTGGCACGACGGGGGCACCACGTGGAAGCTCCTGCCGCGCTACGCGATCGGGAGCAGCTACGGCACGATGCTCCGGACCGGCAAGGGCGGAACCATCACCGACGTTGAACGCCGGCTCTCCCGTACTGACTGGTACAACGCCGTCACCCTCGTTTTCCCGGACTCCCTCGACGGATCCGGCCGGCCGATCGTCGGCTCGGCCGCGATCCTCACCGGACCGTACTCACTGAACGCGGCCGGCAAGAAAGCCTACACAGAGAGTATTCCAGGGTGGGCGAACGTGGCCTCAGCCAACGCACGAGCCGCCGCTCTCCTCTCGACTCTCTCCCAACGCGGCTCGTCCTACACGATCCAAGCAGCGGCTGCGTACTGGATCCGGCCGGGAATGACCGTACCCGTAAAAACCGGGCGCGGACCGTACGAAAAGCAACTCGTCGAGTCCGTCACTTTTACCCCGCTCAACGGGCTCATGACACTGCACACCATCAAGAACGAGGACTAATGGCTAACTCGCGCAATTACCGAACCCCGTCCGAGGACGACGACGCCGATGTTCCCTACTGGAACGACCTACTTGCCCAGGACGTCGCGGCCGACCTCGACACGAAAGACGCAGAGATCGAAAGGATCGACTCAGTGATCCCCGAGGAAACACCGTTCTACGGCGAAGAGTACCGGGACGCCACCGTCGACGCGGCCGGCAACCTCATTGAGGGCATCACTGCCGACGGCACGAGCGTCGTGGCACGCTCGAGGATCCTCGGCGACGTCGGCACGCTGCAACGGTACAAGCTGCACTCCTACATATCCGGAACCGTCGACGCCGACGGGAACATGCTCGAGGACGTCCTCGACGCTAACGGCATGGTCCCGCAATGGGTCCTTGATAAGTGGGCTGCCCGTATGGGCGCGGCCGCGCTCGAGGCGTCCGCGCCGGTATGGCTGTTCCTTATCGAGGGCCAGTCCAACGCCATGAATAAGTCTGACTGGCTCGAGGAGGCCGTCGACGTCGAGGATTCATGGGTCATGCTGTGGGACTCCACCACGAACAAGTGGCGCACGATCCGTCCCGATGAGACATGGCTCGGGCTCTACTTCGGTCAGGAGTGGGTACGCCGCTATCGGGGCACCAAGGTCGGCCTCGTCCCCGCTGCCGTGGGGGACACCGGATTCGACGTGACGCGGCCGGCCGGGACGTGGACGAGGACCGACACCACGAACCCTATCAACCTCTACAACCGGGCACTGACCATGTATGCGGCCGCGAAAGCAGCACTCACCGCCGCCGGCACCACCTTTATCCAAGGCGGGATCCTATGGTCCCAGGGCGAAGCGGACAGCCGGACCATGACCGAAGCCCAGTACGCGGCCGCGATCGACGATCTCATTGCCGCGCAACGCGCCGCGATCGGGATCCCCAAGCTCCCGTTCGTCCTTGGCTCCCTCACTCCCGAGCTCTATTACGAATACGAACCACCGCTCCCGACCGGCGTCAACGACGCTCTCCGGGACACTCCCCGCCGCGTGCTCTACACCGCATTCGTCCAGGCCCCGAACGATTACGCCAAGTTCAACGAGCGCGTTCACTACTCCGTGGCCGGCCAACGCAAGCGCGGGGCCATGTTCGTCGAGGCCGAACGACGGGCAAGGCTGAACCTCACGCTCTCCAAGCCGATC